AAAGGGGAGAAATCTAATATAAACTTCTCAAAAATTCTTACAAGGATCTTGCTTTCTACTCACAGACTGAAAACTTCAGCTGCTTTGGAAAACACTGGAAGTGGATTAGGCAGATGGGTATTTCCCTCGATGCCTGAAACACTTAGGTTCGGCCTCCTTATATAGACGGGAGGAGAAAAGAGGGAGGTAGCGTCTGGAAACAGCCAGATACCTTTACACATAGGTGTGCGTTGGAACGCACTAACTTTAGGCCTTCTGGGGACAACCAGATGCCTTTACACGCTAGTATGTGCTGGCAAAGCACAATAGTACAAGCACCAACATTATTAATAAGGGTATGAGCTGTAAAGGCTCTTTAATAATGAACCTGGTGAAGTAAGGAATTGGATTCCTTAATTATTGCTGGGTCCACCACGTCCGCCTTAGTCATCATGTCGGTGGAATAGTCCTGAGTCTTCTGGAGGGTCGTCTATGTCGGAGTTGGCCAGATCTTCTGGGTTGATCAGATCTTCTGTTTGATAGGCCCATCCTTCATCATCTGCTTGTCCTGAGTCAAGATTCTGAAGATTGCTAAGTTGCGCAATATAATCTTCGATTAGATCAGCCCAGTACCATACATGACAAGTGTTGGTACCACATCTATAGAATCTCCGTCCTGGATTTCGGCTGGTATGTGAAGTAAGGAGTACGGCATTTTCTCCACAGGCACACTTCAGCTGGGGTTGTTCCCAAGTCATGAAATTGACTTGATATTTGTTACCCAGTGCTCTGGAAATGCATAGAGCTAATCTACTCCTGGAAATAGGATTTTCCTTTTGTAATACCTCCGTTGTTGCTTTGATTAGAGATAGTATTATAGGAGATTCTTCTTTGTTGATGAGAATTGCTTGAACAAGTCGTGATAGTTCGTCTGCAAGTGTATTATCTTTTCCATCGATGTGTTCAAAATATACCTTGACTCCGCATCCCGAGATGTAGTCAGTTAGAGTCATCCATCGGACACGAGAGGGTTTGTGTTCTGAACATTTTTCGTAGAACCTGACAATTGCCTTGCTGTCAGTTCTTAAAATAAGCTCCCTTTTGTCAAGATAGTAGATCTTAAATTTTTCTAGACTGTAGATAACAGCCTGTATTTCAGCGTCAATAGCTCCTTTGATGGGGTTGAAACGTCCACTTGCATAAGCACAGATCTTTTCAGCGGATCGGGGTTCCCCTTTGTTTAACTTCCATTTGCAAATGCCACCCCAACCATCCATACATCCGTCTGTTTCAATTAGTATGATGGACTCTGGTGGAGGAACCTCTAATTCAGGGAGATTTTTTACCTTTTCCTTGATCTGGTGAATTATCTTCATGTCTTGGTGATTGAGTTTTCGCTCCCCTTTTCCTGAGGTTTTTGAGTATAAGGGACCTAGGATTTTTCCAAGATCAGGAATATATGCTCTGGCATAATTGAGTATGCCTAACCATCTTCTTAAGGCCTTCGTTTCAGACAGGCTTTCTTCCTTTGTTTCTAGCACTTTTTTGACTATGTGAGGCTGAAGCCTTACTTTAGAATCGCCAATGGTTGCACCCAAGAAATCCACTTGTTGGACTCCTATCTTCATCTTCGTTGGGCTTAGTACCAGCCCATTTTCTTCACATATGGTGATGAATTGTCTGAGATGGGTTCGATGGGCTTCCTTGCTATCTGAAAAGATTAGAATATCATCTATGTAAACAGCTATAAATTTTTCTGTACCTCGGAAGCAGTTGTCCATCTTTCGTTGAAATATGGCAGGTGCGTTCTTCAGACCAAACGGCATTACGAGCCATTCGTATAACCCGTTAATAGCCCAAAAGGCCGTCCATGGGATAGATTCCTCCTCCATAGCTACTTGATGAAAACCGCTCTTCAAGTCAAATTTAGAATATATTTTTGAATGGCTGATTCTAGCTATGATTGTGTTTATCCCAGGTAAGGAATACTGATCCTTTTCAGTATTGTCATTAAGCCTTTTATAATTGAAGACAAGACGTTCTTTGCCTTTCTTTTCAGCACCAGTAATAGGATCAATTTCAGTACCAGAATTAACCATTATAGCGGTAGTCCTATGCTTACTAGTAGATGGTCTGATAACCTTTATATCCAGTAGCCTTTGTACGTGTTTAGTCATGGTCTCCTTCATTGCTGGTGTAACATGTTTGAGGGGACGGTCTTCTATGATCAGGTCAGGATTCTTGATCTCGAGTTTGCACTTGATCTGATTCCTTTTCCAGTGCCTTAATGGTTCTTCCCCTATGAATCCCAATCTTTTGAGTCGGTCAATTTCTGAGGGTGAAATAAATTCCTCATTGATGCTCCCTTGTCTTGGAATAGCTGCACATATGTCATAGTATTCAGGTAACTCAAGATCCAACTCATCAAGTAAGCATACCTCATGTGGCTTTGGTGAGGTATTGACCGTCGTGACTAACTTATAAAAAGTTACTTCTCCCTTTTCGATCCGTAAGCCACCTTCCATGGCTTTGATAAAATTCATGCCAATGATAAATTCAAGGCCCTTATGCATTGTTGGCATAATATAAGTTCTGGGTATCCTAAAGTACTGATCACCAACCCAGAGTTTTCCGTCCTTCAGGATTTCGTTGACTCGTGTTGCTCCATTTACACCTTGGATCAAGGAATCTGTAAGAGAGGATCTTCTGTATTCTTGTGGGATTACTTCTCCATTGCATACACAGATTGCTGCTCCTGTGTCAAGAATAGCATTTAAGGGTAATTGCTTTCCATCTATTTCAACGATTACCTTGATATTCAGCAGGTTGTTGCTTGGCTGTACTACTGTTACCGCAAAGTCGTCAAGGTGTAGTACAGGGAGAGGATGTTGACTTCTGAGGCTTTCAATCTCTTTCTTGTCAATCTTTGCAAGTTGTAGAAGTAGCTCATTCTGCTGTTGCAGTGCTTCTATGTCCTTTTGCTGTTTTTGGTTTAGTAATTCAAGAAGAGTATTTTCCTGCCTTAAGCGTTGTAATTCTTCCTCATCCTCTTCTGGTGTCTCTTGTATTACCGAGAGGTTAGCTAGGTCTGTTTTCAGAGTACTTATCTCTCGTCTTAGCTCCTGTACTTCTTGTTCTAGTTCCTTTTCTCTTTGGCAGAACTTCCTTAGTAGTTCGCTTTGTCGTTCAGCTAGTTCTCTCCAGTCATGCTTCATACTAGGAGTTGTCTGTTTCCTGGGAATAAGTATTTTGAAGCAGTGGTAAGTACATAGTGCACAAATGGTAAGTTGGCACTTACTGCAGTCCATTCTGTTGTCTCGCCGAGCTTCAAACTTGCAATCTCTGCAGTGTTTACTATCTTCTTTGTCAAATTTCCACTCATGCTGGCAGTGGAATTCAGTTTTTGAGACCTTCATCTGAGATCTCCAGCCAGGTTCTCCAATGTAATACTCAGATGGTTCTGGTATTTCTTCTTCCTGTAACATTAAGACATCCCATTCCTCAGTAATTTGATGGTTGTCTTCATTTTCCGAGATAGAGTAGATGTCTGATACATCTGACTCATCCATCCCGACGGATACCACTTCAAGTCCTTCTTGAAGGTCTAAGGACTCCAGAATAGCTACCCTGTGGGTGAACTTTTTAGGGTTTGTACATTCTGATGCGTAGTGGCCTGTTTCTCCGCAAGCGAAGCACTTGCAGTCCTTCTTCCTGAGGTTTAGGTGCTTCTGCTTTCCAATGCGAATATGCGATTTATGAGGCTTACCCTTGTAGGATGTATTCTTTCTTACTCCGTATTTTCTGAAGCCTCCTTCTTTATTTTTTCCATATATTCCATGTACGGGTGTATTGCCGCAAAAGTTCATCTTCTTCAGTTGGCTTTGAAATAACGCCTCCTGACACATATCTTTTAAATAATTTCTAGTAAAAGCAATGCGAGCTGTTACCCCAATTGAGTTTGTAGGGTGTCTTTCTTTGAACGCTTTCTCCACTTTATCTCCGAGATGTCGTGGGAGTTTGGTGAAGAATTCTGTTGATAACTCCTCGTTTGCCCACATCCTTCCGCTTTTAGATGCCAGGTGGAAATAGTCATTCATATACCTATAGACTGCCTTGTCGGTCATTTCATTGCAGACTAGGCTCTTGATGGTCTTATAGGCTGCATCCTGTTCATCTGTTGTTCCTACTTTGGGATTTTCAAGAAAAAATATCATTCTTATTTGGTTTAGAATGTTTTGCGTACCATTATTTCCAAGTGCTGCTGCTTTTAGGGCTTCGAACTCGGGTAAGTACTTCATTCGCCAGGTCATGAAGGCTTTCTTCTCGGATTCCCCGAGTAGATTCTCTATGTATATGACCTTGTCTTCGGGAGTATCAAAGTTCTTGTCGGCAAGGTGTACTAATACCGAACTTTCCCATCTTTCGAAGACTTTGACATCAAAATCATAGGGCATGACAAATATTGAGCCTTGTCTTGCGTTGGCGGATGGTAGCTGGAACCATTCCGAGCTGTTGTCCCATCTTTTGGGCTTCCTTTGATGTAGCATTGCATCATCAATGTTTGTAGCCCAACCCCGAGAGCTCCCAGCAGGTGCATAGCCTGGGACAGTCATTTCTTCGTCTTGAGGTACTCGGTAGTTGCTTATTGCAGATTCATTTGTGGAGAGGATTTTTTCCACATTTAGCAACTCTGGATAGTCGTCATCAAGATGATTAATTTCGTAGTGACTCCTTGGTTCAGACTCCAAGTCGCCGTAGTAGCTCTCTTCATCTTCAGAGAGTTCAAGTTTTTGTAAAAATGAGGAAATAATTGCTTCCTCTTCTCCCACCATGTTTTCTGGAAAAATTTGTTTTTCCACAGCTGCTAGGGCAGGATAGTCATCTTCTTGATCATCAATGATGGTGATGACGGCAACAATATGTTGTTCTTCGTCAATTTCATCATCCTCGTTGTTGTAGATCGGCGGTCGAGATGATGAAGCAGCTTGGTAGTCTCCGAATTGTAGTGTGGTACTGCCATCATAGTTAGTAGAAGTTACTAAGGTAGATGGGAGTACAGGAATTACCACTGTGGATGGTCGTAAGTTCCATCTGCTGTGCTGGAACTGTCCTGTTGAGTACTTCATGGCGTCTATAGCCTTGATCCCTTTAGAACGAAGGTACTCAGCAACTTTATTTACTTGGAAGGCGAATCCTACGTTGGGAGTATTGGATAACCGGGAAGTAATACTCCTTGTAATTAGTAGGTTGGCTTCAGCGCCTGTCCAAGAATCATATCCTCTTGTCTGGATGGACATCTGGATGTGTCTATAGAAATCTTTGATAGTCATCATCATGTCTGGCATGATGTATATAAGTTGGTTGCCTTCAGACAGGTCAACCTCCATGGCTGCTATTATGCTCCTGTCATCGGAGTTCCATCTTGTATCCCTGAATACAAGTAAAGCCATAGTTCCCGCATATCTTCTATGGAGAATTTGAAATCGTACCTGGAGTATACCAAGATGTATATACTCTATTTCCGCCTGAGCCAGATGCTCGTATGATTCTTCTGTGATGAAGGTGCGGTCTTGCTGATCTGAGCCTGTTATTAACATTCCTTCCTCAGATCGGTAATGATACACTCTGTGGTGTATGTCGTCTCGTCGTGTCATATACAAGACTTCAGCAGGTACTGTTCTTGCTCGCTCTTGCATGGACCTTCGTAGCTCCACCTCAGGGTCCATGAGTAAGGCTAGGGTATGCTCCCTAGGTCTTCTTCCGATTATTGTTCGTCCTATGTTGACAAGGTTCCTGCCCATTCTCTGGGCTTCATATCGGGCACGTGCAGAACGTCGGTAGTCCCGAATCTGGTCTTCTACCAGAGGGGTTCCAGGCTGTCGTGAGGTACTGGCGACCTCAGTTCCATTTATGGATGGAAGATGAGCTCTTTGAGTCGTCATTGAATCTCCTTGAGAAGGTCAAAAGGGTTCTTGAAGACTTTAATCTTTCCTCTGTCTTCTTTGTAAGCTGCACCCTTTGAGCTTAAATGGACTTTGTCCAATTGTTCTGTGAGCTTAGTGATGTCTGGGCTTTGCTCGACCTTTGTTTTCCTGAGCTCTTCCTGCAAACTAGCAACTTCTATACGTAATTGCAGTACAGTATAGAGTATTGTATTGAGTTGCCTGGAAATAGTGGAAAGGTTTGTGGTTGACTCCTTTTCTGTGAATCCAATACCGTTGTCTGGCCAGCCTTTGGATGTTGCTCGGAGTGCTTCCTTGTATGCCTCTGAGTTCATCCAAGAATTGTTTTTCTTAGATGATGAATTGGCTCTTCCACTTTGTCAACTTTCTTCGCTAACTCTTCCGTTAAGGCTTCTGTTTGCTTTTCTATAAATTTCGGTTGTTCGCTGATTTTGATCACCAGCTCTTCAACGTCTTCCTTAGACAGGGGTCTTCTTTTGAGATAGTCCTGCCTTAGTTGAAGGATCTCTTCTTGCAAATGATCCTGTTTTGAGAGCAGCAGCTTCAGATCGTTTCGCTGTTGTCGAACAATTTTGGAAAGTTTTCCAATCTCCTGGAGCTGTAATTCCTGCTCCTGCAATTTAGTTCTAAGATCGAGAGTATGAAGACAGTTCTGTTTGCTTAGAGCAAACAAGGCTTTGTTACCGAGATCTACTCGATATGCAGTGATCCGAAGGTTGTGAGCTAAGTCAGCTCTTGATGAGGATTCTAGATTTAGGTAATCTAGATCCTTCCAATTTTGCCAAGAATTCCTCCAAGAAAGGAATTGGTTCTCAAACTCTTTGAGGTCGGAGTTCATACAAGGTTAGGTAGAAGTAATTTCAGAATAGAAGGATAGGGGTAACCTTCATGAGACACGTTATCTGAGGGTTTTCCTTCCTTCCTTTACGTCTTACTAACTTTTGATGCTACCTTTTACCCAAGCTCTCTTAATAACTAGTCATAATTATTGAACTACTTCACGAAGCGCTTATTACCTCAGGAGGATATTAGAAGATCTCCGGGTCTGACACGGCCTTTGACGCCCAAACTTGGCTTAGAACGGCCTTCTGCAAACAACCCCTCTGTCTTCCCAACTCCATTTTTTTGTTTTTGGTAATAGCTCATTTTTCATTCAATAATCATGCCAGTTTTTCAAGATTACTTGAGAAAGATACATAAAAATTATTCGACTTATCAGGAAAGGAAATCTTACCTTAACAGAAACGTAGAACTCAATCAGGCCCCTATCTTAGGGTTTTACCCCATGAATGCCATCAATCTTAACCTTGCTCTGATACCA